TTCAATCCGTTGGATGCCGAAATTATCAATCTGCTTTATGCAGCTGGCGTGATGGTGATGCTCGATAAGATGCAGCAAATCAGCGTGAGTGCAGACGGAACAGCAGTAAAAATCAGCACCAACACAAAAGGCCAGGTCAAAGTGACCAGAAAAGAACAGAAAAATATCAGCACAGAAGTTTAAGGAAAAAAGCCCGGGACAAGCCCCCAAAAAGCAGTCCCGGGCATACCTATCAGAATGAAATCCTTTCATTATATATAAGGAAACACATCGCGCAGGTCGGCGCATTAAAACTTGATTAGAGTATTAACAAGACGGATGGTGAAAAAATGAAAGTCTACAAAGACATCTGCCAGGCAGGCAAAACAATCGATGTTGTCATAAAGGTTGCTTCAGGATGCCATGGTGGTAAGCGAAAACCAAAAATGAATATCACATCAGAAAAGGTACAGAGAAACAATGACCGTCTTGCTGTGAAGGAACTTACCAGGAAGCTGAACGCAAACTTTGTTACCGGTGACCTGCATGTAGTTCTTACATACGAAATTGCTCCCGAAAAGCTCCAGGCGAAAAAGGACCGCGAAACTTTCATCAGAAAACTTCGCAAGGAGATGACTGGCCAGGGCAAGGAACTGAAGTACATAGCTGTAACTGAATATGAACATACAAGAGTTCATCACCATTTAGTTCTCAGCGCGGTTGACATCGACACTCTCTCAAGAGTATGGGACAAAGGATATGTCAGAACAACAGTGCTCGATGAATCCGGCCAGTACTCTAAACTTGCCGAGTACCTTATCAAAGAGACACAGAAAACCTTCCGTGAGGAAGGAAGCGTATATAAGCGCCGCTACTCCTGCAGCGGAAACCTTATCAAGCCGCAGGTAGTAAGAATTGAAGTCGACCCGTCAGAGCTGTTCGAAGATCCTCAGCCTGAAGAGGGCTATTACATAGACTACGAAAGAAGATACGAGCATCCAGTTACAGGACTGGAGCATCTGGAATATATGATGGTTACTGACGGCGAGCCGAAAGACTTCGGCTGGCTTGCCGGCAAGACCATTTCGGGAAGGGAATACTTCCACATCAACTATGAAGAAGAACAGATAAGCTTAGGCATCTAAGCTCTGTTTGACATACAACGAAAGGAGTGAGCATCGATGAGAGATTATCAAAGAGAAAAGAATAATCAGTGGGTGCTGCCAAAGTATTTGTACCGGCAGACGCTTTGGCTCATAAGAGATTACAACCGCCTTAAGGAGGATTACACCGACACGCTTGAAGAAAGTCACTCACCTGACAGCAGCGGCCGCGGAAACAAGCCAGGTGACCCGACAGGGGCACTTGCTTGCAGGCTCGAATCCATGCACGACCGTATTCGTGCTGTAGAGAAGGCAAGAGAGGAAATTCCGGCAGAATACTTTGAAGGCATTTGGAATCAGATTATCCATAACAGAAGATATCCGAGTGATGCAGATCGTCATACATACGGCAGATGGAAAGCTCGTTTTGTATGGCTGGTGGCTCACTACCTGAAGTGGATTTAAAAAAGATGCGCCCACGGGGAAAAAAATAAAAGGTATTATGATAGTGTGAAGAGTTGCGGATGCAGCTCTTTTTTCATAGGAGAATGGCATGAAAGAATATTCAGAATGGTTTTACAAGTCATTAGCATGGAAAAATAACCGCGCAGCTTTTCTGAAGGCAAAGTTCTATATGTGTGAGCGCTGCCAGAACCGGAATGGCGCTGGGCGCATTGCTCATCATAAAATTTATATCACACCAGACAACATTCATGATGAGAATATAACAATGAACTGGGATAACTTGGAATGCTTATGTCAGACTTGCCATAACAAAGAACACCACCGTGAAGAACAAAAAACTACCAGGGAAGGTCTTGCATTTGATGAGCGGGGCCAGCTGGTACAGTTGCCATAGCCCCCCTGATTAAGAATGGGGGTTTAACCGCCGGTGACCGAATGCCCTCCTTCAAAAAACACACAAGGCACGCGCACAAGGGGGGGTGTGGTACAAAATGGACGATAATAATATTTTACTTGAGGAGCTTAAAAAAGAAAAAGAAAAGCGAATCAAGCGGGAGATAAACAAACTTAAGAAAAACTGGAAAGAAAAAGGCCAGGATACCGATGCTTTGACGAAAAAAGTGCTGGAATTTTGTATGCCTCTGATTCACAACCTGGCATTTATGACTGTGACATTGGAAGACCTTAAAGAGGAAATTAACCGTGATGGCTGCACCGTGGAATATAAGAATGGTGAAAACCAGTACGGCACCAAAAAGAACCCTGCGGTCGAAACTTATAACACCATGCTGAAAAACTACACCGCAGTGTATAAGCAGCTGTTTGAAATGATGCCAAGACCTGAAGAGTTCGAACACGGCCGCGATGAAGAGGGCGACGGATTCGAAGATTTTGTAAAGGAACGTGATGAGGCATGAGCGAGCTTGCCCGTAAATTAAAATATGAACTGACGTACAATCCCATCCGTGAATATTACGAGGCAATAAAATCGGGCGAAGTCGTCAGTCTTAAGGTATATAAAGTTTACAAAGAGCTGATCCGTATAATGGACGACCCGCACAGCGAGTGGGAATACAGTGCGAAACGCGCAAACCACGCAATTGAATTCGTAGAGAATTACTGCAGACATTCGAAAGGCAAACTTGGAGGAAAAAGGTTCAGGCTACAGCTCTGGCAGAAAGCTTTAGTAGCAGCAACCTTCGGAATTATACATAAAATTACTGGTCTGCGTAAATATACGCAGGTAATGTTAGTTGTCGGAAGAAAAAACGGCAAATCAACATTAGCTGCAGCAATTGGTTTATATATGCAGGTTGCCGATGGCGAACTCGGAGCTGAAGTTTATGCCTGCGCAACAAAGAAAGACCAGGCGAAAATTATTTGGCTTGAAGCAAAGAAGATGGTAAAAAAATCTCCTTCACTGCTCAGGCGGATAAAATGCAAAGTAGCGGAGCTGGAAGCTGAATTTAACGACAGCTATTTCCGCCCACTCGGAAGTGACTCAGACACATTAGATGGTCTCAATGTTCATTGTGGCCTGCTGGATGAAATTCATGCTTGGAAGACAAAGGACTTATACGATGTAATTGTCGACGGCACCTCAGCAAGAGAAGAGCCTCTTATATTCATCACAACAACGGCCGGAACTATCAGAGAATCCATATATGACACTTTATACGATGAAGCTGTAGGTATCATTAACGGCTTTGGCAGCGAAGTCGGATACAAAGACGAGACATTTCTGCCAATCATTTACGAACTGGATAACAGAAATGAATGGACAGACGAAGAATGTTGGAAAAAAGCCAATCCGGGTCTCGGAACAATAAAAAATATAGCAAACTTAAAGAGCAAAGTGAGAAAAGCGCAGGAGAATTCATTACTGGTTAAAAATTTACTTTGCAAAGACTTCTGCATCAGAGAAACAAGTACCGAAGCATGGCTTACTTTTGAAGAATTAAATAATGAAGAGGTATTCGATATTCTCAAACTTAAACCTGAATACGGCATCGGAGGGGTGGACTTATCAGCAACAACCGACCTGACCGCAGCAAAAATTATATTCAAAGTTCCGGACGACCAGCGCATCTATGTTCTTTCGAAATATTGGCTTCCTGAAGATTTGCTTGCGCAGAGAGTTGAAGAGGATAAAATTCCATATGACATTTGGCGTGATCAGGGTTATCTTGAAGTGGTTCCGGGAAATAGGATACATCCACGTTTCATTACTGAGTGGTTCAAAGAACTTAAAGAAAAATACGACTTGTATCCGTACTATGTCGGATACGATGCCTGGGCGGCAACATACTGGGTCGAAGAAATGGCGGATGCATTCGGAAAAGAGAATATGATAGCCGTTCATCAAGGCAAAAAAACATTATCCGCGCCAATGCATAGCTTAAAAGCCGACCTTCAGGCTAAATTAGTTGTATATAATAACAATCCAATCGATAAATGGTGCTTATCAAACACAAGTGTTGAAATAGATAAAAACGGCAATATTCAGCCACATAAAGGGAAAAATCAACGCAGGCGAATTGACGGCATGGCCGCCCTGCTGGATGCTTACACAGTACTTTACAACCATGAGGCAGAATATATGGCCGTGTGTTAGGAGGAAAAACGGGACTTTTCAATT